ATCGAAGCAGTTTGGCGCAATAACCGTGTTCTAATGAACCCGGGGATTGAACCGCAATCGCTTAGATACAAAAGATTGGCCCGAAAAGGTGGTTACAAATATATGTTGGATTTCGATGACTATAACAGCCAGCACACTTTGGATGCGATGAAGATTGTGATCGAGGAGGCATGTAGAGGTGCGCCGGATGATGTGTTGAGGTGGGCAGTGGACTCATGGGATAACATGTTTGTGCATTGGCAGGATAAAAAGGGCCTGCACATGGAAAAAATGGTTGGAACGTTGCCGAGCGGTCATCGCGCAACGACGTTTGTGAATACGATATTGAACGCTGCGTATTGTAAGTACGCTAGCAGGGATAGAATGAAAGGATTGGACGGATACCATTGCGGTGATGATGTCATAGTATTTGGCAATCAGAGCGTAATGTCGAGATTTGTGGAGGATATAAGCAAATCTAACTTCAGGGTGAATCCGGCGAAGCAAAGTGTTGGTCGCCACTGTGGTGAGTTTTTGAGGGTCGCATTTAATGCGGCTGGAGCGAGCGGATACGGGGCTCGTAGTATTAGTGCAACGGTAAGCGGCAACTGGACATCAGACAACCGCCTTGACGCAACTTCGTACGTTGACACTATGCTACGTAATCTGTGGACGTTGTGCTCTCGGTTTAAATCGGACAAGCTGGGAGTACTAGGGTTAACGAACCTACGCAAAAGAGTGCCTGAGGTAGCTACTTGGGCGTACGACTTGGTCACACATCAGGTGAGCTGGAATGGTTCACCAGTTGCGGGCCTGAGAACTGGGCAACCAGTAGTCGTATTGAGAATTAAAGGAGGACGTGCAGTGCCACAGCCAGAGAGGTTGTCGAACACGTACGCGACGCAAGCAATGATGAATAATCATATTGACTTTACACTAATGGAGGCAGCTAACATAACGCCGGGACAGGTGAAGTCAGTGATGGTTGCAGCGTCGGGCAAGCCGCGGTCATATGGAAAGGAGAGCAAGATTAAAATAAGCATTGACGTATCGAACAACTGGAAGGTGTACTCGTACGATATGGTTTCGAGCATGCACACGAGGACAAGTGTGAATGCTGTAGAAGCAGTAAATATCTTAACGCGTATGTTTACAAAGATCGATTGGCAACTGGTCGCGGGTGTGATTAGACCTGAACTACTTGGAGGTCCTATAGGTGGGGCTGAAAGTCCTTGGCCAATAGTGAACGATTACGAACTGCCTTATTCTGATTGTATGGCCATGCGTAAAAAGACTTCTATGACTGTGGGATTAATGACAGCATATCCAGTCCGCGTGTAGAAAAGCTAAATGTATATTAACAAACTAGGCGCACTGAGTGTAACCAACATAAGTGCGGTCCGGAAATCTAGGAAACTAGTAAATATGGTAAGAGAGCCTAAAGCGAGC